TCCGCCAACGCCGCGTCGGTCTTGTGGACCGTGTCCACGATGTCGTCGCCGGTGGTGTTGAGTTGCCGGCCGAGGTCTGAGGCGAACTGCTCGTTTACCCGCATCGACTTCTGGCTGTCCATCAGCGCCAGCGACAACGCAGCCAGGGCGATGGTGACCGTCCCGGCCTTGGCTGCGAGGAACGACAGCCCTCCGCCGGCAATGCGACCAGCGGCACCCGTGGCGATCAGGTTGGCCGCCAGCGACGCCAGGCCCGCGCGGAGTTTGACCACGGCGGCGAAGGTCAGCAGGGCGATACCGGTCACGCCGACAAGCACGGTGGTGGCGCCCAGCACCGGGGCCGGAATGGTGCCGATGGCGTTCACGAGTCCGGTCGCGGCCTGCGTGAGCGTCCGCAACCCACCCGACGCGCCCGACCCGCCGGTGATGAACAACGTCTCCAGCGACCCGGTCAACGCCTCCACGTCGCCGGCCAGGTTGTCCAGCTTCTGCCCCGCCACACGTGCTGCAGCGCCCTGGTCGTTGACGGCGTCGATGTACTCCTGAATGCCCTCGGCGCCCTCCTCGTAGAGGACGTTCGCGGCCCGGATCGCGTCCGACCCGAAGATGGTCTGCATCGCGGCGTTGCGTTGGGCCGGCGCCATGTCCTTGAACGCGTCCTGCAGTTGGCCGGCGATGCTGACCGAGTCGACCAGGTTGCCGTTCGCGTCGTACATGGAGATGCCGAGCTCGTCCATCAGCTCGGCCGCTTCGTCCAGCGGCGCGGCCAACCTGAGCAGTGCCGTCTTCAGGGACGTGGCGCCGTCGGAGCCTTTCAGCCCGCGGTCGGCGAACGCGCCCAGGATGGCGACGGTCTCCTCGAGGCCGAAGCCGACCTGTGCGGCGATCAGACCAACCTGCTGCAAACCTTGGCCGAGGTCTTCCACCCCGGCGGACGACTTGTTCGCGGCAGCCGCAAGGACATCGGCGATGTGCTCCATGTCCTTACCGCCGAGACCGAACGTGTTCATCGCCGCGGCGCCGATCTCAGCCGCCGTGGCAAGCTCCAGCGAGCCGGCCGCGGCCAGACTGAGCGCACCGGTCAACGCGCCGCCGAGAATGTCGGCGGTCGAGATGCCGGCCTTCGCCAGTTCGGCCTCGGCCTGCGCCGCCTGCGACGCGGAGAACGACGTCGCCGCGCCCGCGTCCAGCGCGGCCTTGCGCAGCTTGCCCAGGTCGTCGGCCGTGGCGTTGGCGACCGCCCCAACCTCGGACATCTGCTTGTCGAACTTCGCCGCGGCGACGATCGCGACACCGGCGGCGCCGACCATCGCCAGCCCGACCAGGGTTGCCGCGCCGGCCAGTTTGTCCAGGTCAGCCTTGCCCTTGGCGCCGGTCTTCGCGACGGTCTGGCCTAGGTGCGCGGTGGCGGCCTCGGCCTCTTTCGCGTCCCGTTTGTACTGGTCGACCAGCAGGCGCAGGCGGACGCCGATGGATCGCATGGAGGCCACGGCGTCACCTCCGCTTACGTGGTGGTCGGGGCTTCTTCACCGCGAGGTGGATCATGCCGGCGGACATGGGGTGTTTCTGGTTCGCGTCGCGTGACTGCGCCAGCGCCAGGCACCGGTAGCAGACGGCGGGCGGTAGCGGCTCGAACTTCCACCGGTCGTAGTCGAGCGTTTCGACCATGTCCCCGCCGCAGCGCCGGCACTCGTTGTCCTCGCGTAGCGCGAGCGCGAGCGCCCACGCGCGGGACTCGTCGTCCCACTCCGGTTCGCGGGTGACGACGGTGGTGCCGGTCAGGTTGCCGTCGGCGTCGTAGTGCTCATGCAGTTCGCTGGGCGCCGCGCCGTCGAACACGGCCAGCGGGACACCCCACGCTCGGGCGGTGGCTACTCGCCGGCGGAGGTCGGCGTCGTCGAGCGCCTGCGCCGCAAAGGGACGGCATCATCCCCGCGGCTGCAGTTCCACACCGCCAGGAACAGCGACTCCAACTGTTCGATGGTGGCGAAACCGAGCAGCCAGTCCAGCGTGCCGTCCGGCAGCGGCTCGACCTGCCCGTCCGGTTCGGCGCGCATCCCGACGACGGCGGCGCGGATCATCGGCTCCCGCATCGTCTCCGGGTTGCAGTTGTGCACCCGGTCCCAACCCTCGCGCGGCTTTCCCTCCCCATCCTGGCGCGGCGGGTGGGCTGCCCTCAGCGCCTCGAACGGGGTGCCCTGCAGTCCCTCCACGACGACCAGCAGGGTGTCGGCGGCGGCCTGCTCATACAGGCTGTCGAGCACCGTCTCCAACTCGGAGACCTTGGTCGCGTTGGTCTTGGACGCCAGGCGGCCGTTGGTCGCCGGCCGGTCGAGCGCCGCGATCTCGTCGAGGATGCCCTGGATCTGTTCGGCCAGTTCGCCGTTGCAGACGATAGGCACCGTGCGACGGGGACGCGTCGCACGGTTCCTCAGTTCGGCGATTCGCTCCGGTGTCACGAAGCGAGCACCTGCACCAGCCCCGGCGAGCCCGGCGGGCGAAGGTATGCCTGCTGCTGCATCAGCCACGGCGAGTTCGCGGTACGGCCGGCCGGGTGCTGCCGGCCCAGCTTCACCGCGTACGGTTGCACCCAGTCCCACGCCGCGAGCGGGGTGTCGTAGGGCACCGCGGGCCGCTCGACAAAGTAGCCCTCTGTGCCCTCGATCAGGGTCAGCCGGGCCTCGTCGTCACCCGGAACCTCGGTGTTGAACACGTACATCAGCGGGAACTCGTAGCCCTTGCGGCCCGGCCCGGAGTAGTCAGTGTCCGAGCACAGCCGGTTGTCGGTGATGCCGGCCTCGTTGAGCACCGGCGCCCAGCCGGTGTCGGAGAAGTAGCAGGACATGTCGAGCACCCCGCCACCGTTGAGCTCGGTCAGGGTGGGGAACTCCGGGTCTGCCAGTGACGGCACCCAGAGAACAAGATCGGTGCCGTCGAAGGTGACGGACGCCGGCTGAGTCATAGCGACTCACTCTCCTTCGGTTCGGCGAGCGCGGGCTTCGCGGCACGCTTGGGGACCAGCGCCGCGATCGGGCGCTGGGGCTTGGCGGGGTGCGGCTTGCCCGTGTGGCGGCGGCCCGGCACTTCCTCGACGGCGCCGCGTTCCAGCAACATCTGCAGCCGCTCCAGGCCGACGTCGTAGTGGTGGCCGGTCACCTTGTCGCGCACACGCGCCCACACGGTCACGAGCTTGCCCTCCCTGGCTGGTCTTCGAGCCGGTATATGGCCAGGATCGTCACAGTGGTCTGCGCCACCGGCTCGGTCACGTCGACCTCTCGCGTCTGCTCGTGCCGGATCGGATACACCGACCGGCCGTCGATCTCGGGCCGTACGTCCAGCCACGCCTCCGCGACCTGTGCCGCCATGGCCCGGGCGGCGATGCCGTTGGCGCCAACGCAGTACGCATAGGCATGGGTGATGGTGCGGGTTGACCAGTGCTGCAGCCGGTCGCCGTCAACGTGCTGACTAAAGATCCGCACCGACACGTAGGGCGGCCCGGCTCCGGGGGGGACGGTGGCCGGGCCGCCGGTCGTGGCCGGATACACGGTGATCGGCCGGGCACGCAGCAACGCCAGCATCACGTCGGCGTGCTCCTGCTCGTCGCCGTAGTCGGTCATTCCAGACCCGCGCCAGCGATGGTCTGCACGGCCAGCAGGAACTTCGGCGCCTCGTGGTCTAGCGCCGGCTCGAGGTGCGGCCTGGGCGGGCTGTGGCCGGATCCATATTCGATCAAGTTTCCGAGCCCCCACTGGCGGCGGCCCTTGGCCGGGCCGATCTCGCCCATGATCTCCAGTGGCGTCTCGGTGATGTCGTAGTTGATCGACGCCGGGTAGTGCTTGGCGTGGCCGTCTCCAGGCGCGTTCTGCCGCGCCTCGTTCTTGATATTGAGCGACCCTTTCGACACGACGGCGCGGGCCTGCCTCATGGCCACGGCCGGCGCGCGGCCGATCACATCGGTCCACTGCTCGAGTTCGGAGATGTCGAACTGCATTAGCTAGCCACCTGCTCGAAGTGGAACCG